TTTTTCTTTGTCGAGAACAACCGACGATGTAAAAATCACAAACTCGTGGAAACTTGAATTCAAACTCAAACCTGAGAAATCCAAGAAATCAAACCGAGTGTGAAAATAATTTCAAATTCGTGAACAAGCTGGAATGTGAAATAAATCAAACTGAGCAAACTTGAAAATTCAAAAGCTCAAACCAAAACTCGAAATAATTTCACAGTGTGAATAAAAACACACAAAACGTGAACAAAAACTTCGTAAACCAAACTCCAAGCTAAAAAACTCTTGGGGAAATACAAAAACTTAAAAACTTTGTGAAAATGCGAAATAAAACATAAACAAAGCTTCGTAATCAAAACATTCCCAGAAAACTCAAAAATTAAATCTGGAAATGTAAAAAGTGTGAAATTTGTGAATTTATTATAACAAAACTTCGTAACACACAAATAAACTAATTGCGTTAGTTAATTACTCATGCTGGATAAAATATAAAATCCAAACTAAATCATGAATAATTAATTAACTCAATTAAATGAGTTAACGGATTATACAAATAATTTAAGAAACTTCAAATTCAAGTTTCAAGTGTAATCTAAATATACCTAGAAATAATTATTAAATATATTTAGCTATGATGCTAACCCAACTAATGAAAATAAAATATAAATAATTAAAAATATAAAAAAAATCAAATTCAAATTTCAAGTAATCAATTTATTTATTATTTATCTGTGTAATGTTTTGAAACACTTTTCTCTTAAAAAACACATAAAATTAAAATCTGCCACTCCTGGGAAACCGGGAGTGGTTTTTATGTACGCCATTTCACAATACATATATGTGGATAATATACATGTAAAGGAGGAAATAAATAACTATGGGAATATTAATATTTGATAAAATGGATAAGAGTCCGAATGGTAAACAGCAAATAGCTCGTGGAGGAGAAGCTGTTCCATTATCTATATTCAGAATGATTACAACACCACGTGGAAATCTTCCTGATTTTCCTGATCTTGGATTTGAAATGGAACATTTCTTTGGACTATCTCATTTATCAGAGGCTTTTACCGACTTATCAAACGAATTCATTAATCAGATACGTAAGCTAGTAGGAGATGAAAACGTAGAATGCTCTATACGTAGATTAGCTGGTGGAGTTATAAGATTTGAAATAGTGTATACTTTGGATGGTAAAATGTCGAGTATAGGTATGAGTGCAGAGAAAAATGAGAAGAATCAAATCATATTTAAGAATATAACATTAAAATAAAAAGGAGGCTGATATAAAATGGATATGACTAAAGAACAGATAATAGAGCTACAAAGAGAATTCATGTCTAGAATACGTGATGATGAAGATAAAAAGAGTACGGAACGTCTTAATGTGGCTTTTAATCTATATTATACTATAAGTCAACACAGAAAGTCTACTGAAATAGACGTACAGGAATTGCTACAAAAGGCTGATTTGGTATTAGGTGGACGTGCTTATGAAGTATCGGAATGGTGTAAAAGACAGTGTCTTCCTGAAAATACTTTGAATGATTTGCGTGAACTTGAAAAGTATAACGTTATTAAGCAAGATTATGACGTACTCGATTTAACGCTCTCAGACGTGTTTAAATCGCTTTCTAAGAAATCAGTGGGTAAAGATATCGTCGAAGCATCTAAAACGCGTTATAAGGCCACTATAGAGCGTATAAAGCGTGATGTGATGAATAGTTATGTAGAAAAACGTAACAGGCTAAATCCGAATGGTAGTCTAGATAGATTCTTGAGTGGAGATGAACTTGAAGAAGTAAATATATTGGCAGATGAAATAATAAAGACAGATCCGATAGTACGTAGTATGAATGAATCTAACAGTAATTTTGCTAAGATACATGATACGATGATGGAACGTAGTGTCAATATGAAGTACAAGTTTGAGAAGCTTAAAGAGCAAATATGTAATACTGCAAGAGTGACGCCTGAAAGCTTTGATAAGTTTTATGCTGCAGTAAGAGCAGAGCAAGAACGTAGAATAAGTAATGATGTAGAATTGAGTGGTGATAAGGAAGTTCCGACTATGTTTGGAGGAGTTACAGAACTTTATAATATAGACGTTATGAATGGAATAGTAAGAGCACATGCTCATTTATTGGTACCTGTAGAGAATGATCCTTATCCTGATAAACCTATATATGTGAGTGATATACTGAAGGTTATAGACGCTGTTGATTACCAAGATGTAGCTCGTAGTACAGGAAATCTGGTAGTAAAGATGACTGGTTACGACGATATATGGGAAAAATATAATCAGCTTAATGAAATAAATGAAGTCCAATCTATAAACAGAATACAGGGAAAGGATCTTGAAACAGGAATAAAGGCTGATCTTGATTATAAAATCAGTGGAAATAATATAGCTAAAGTAAATAAAGAAACAGATATAACTATAATTCCTACGAATAATAAGAAGTTTACATTTAAACTTGGAGCTGATAAGAGTAAATACGCAAGACCGCTAACTAACTCGACTCCTGTCACAATAGATCGTAGCACTGTTAAAATAGAAGATATAAAACCAAAGAAGAAAGTAATTACAAGTCTAGATGACTTAATATAAAAGGGAGGAAATACAATGAATGATTTCACGAATAATAACGTACCACGTCCACCAAAGGCAAATGCAGTGGATTATAACACATTAATTAATGATTTAAGAGACACTCTGACTACAGAACCGAATATAAACAGAGTAAACGATATCTTACTTAAGCTGGTAAATGAAGTAAGAATGAATCCGCTTAAAGAAGATCTTGTAATGAGAGAGCTTAAATCTGAATTATATAACTTGCAAACAAGAGGAAATACGGAAGAAGAGCAAACTAGATTATGTGTAAGAACTATGCAAAACTTTATAAAGCAACTTGATCCTACATTTATAACAGAAGATACAGATGGAAGACCAGTTATACAAGCTCCGATGAAGACTAAATCAAATGAATATACAGCTCTAGATAGAGAGATAGAAGCAGCTATTGCAGATGGAGATGATGAGGAATTATCGTATTTACTTGGACTTAAACAGAAGTCTATTGAAGAAATGGCTAAAAACGCTGGAATCAATCCTGAGGCTCTTACAGCCCCTAAAAACGAAGAATCGACTAATATTGATACAAGTTATAGCCTAGATGGCTTAAACCTCTCAGAAGAGGCTATAAACGCGTTAAATAACGATTTAGGAGTATCTGTAAAGAATAATAAGTCGGAATTAGTAGAAAATATAGCTCCTGTAGATTGGAATGAAGTTAAAGTAGAAACTAAGGCAGAAGAATACGTATTCCCATCTGAAGAAGAGACTAAAAAGATTATAGAAGAAGTAAAGCAAGAAGCTCCAGTTAAGTCTCAAAAAGAGATAGAGAGAGAAGAACTCCTTAGAAAGCTTGCAGAATTAGACAGAGAAGAAACTCCTATTAAAGAAGAACCTAAAGTAGAAAAGGCTAAAGAGATAAACTGGGAAGAAGCTCTTAAGACTGCTAAAGAAGAAGTAGTAGATGTAGAACCTGAGCTAGTAGAAGTAGAGTATAAGGATCCTATAGATATTTCTAATGTAGAAACTGCTGTCGTAACTTCTGAAGAGATAAAAAAAGAAACTGTTCCTGAAGTGGATGAAAATGCAAGCGTAAAGAATATAAAGCACGATACTATGCCTGTAGAAGACTTCGAAAAGAACTTCGTAGCTGTAAGTAAGGTTCCATCTGAAAAGATGCTTGAAAACTTCAGAGGTACAAGAATAGAAAAGATCAGAGCTTATGCTGAGGCTCATAAATCTGGACGTAAAGTATACTTACCAGATAGTGGATATGAAGTATTTATATCTAAAATGAGAGATAGACAGCAACTAAACTATATCTATTTATTACTAGAAGAAGCTGGATATGGATCTGAAGTAGTACAAAGATATGAAATAGACGAACTTATAAGAATAGTAGCAGAACACGTAGACTTTGATTTCGATGTAAATCCTGATAAAAATGAATTCTTATATAACGTAAGTCCAAGAGATTTCTCTTTATTAGTAATGATGTTTGCTATTATAAACAGTCCAGAAGTAAATAGTAAGAACCATGCTGTAGCTAAAGTTGATAGATGTGGATGTACAAATTGTGGAAATAAAGTATTCTTTAAGAATGATACAGAGTTAGATCTATATGAAAGCTTTACTAAATCATATCCATTCAGTAAGTTCTTATCTGGATATAATACATATATAAATAATAAGCCTGCTAATGTCGTACTTGCTTACAGAAAGCCTGGTACTTACGGAGAACTTCATAAAGTTACTGCAGAAGACGATATATTCGATTATAAGCTTATATTCTCTAAGCCTACTATAGGAAAGATACAAAATAAAGATAGAAATAAAGACGAACTTGTATATAGACTGCTAGTAGAAAGTTTTAATGAAAAACGCGATGTATTAGAACTTCCATACACAAGTACTATAGATGCCATTATAGCACAATGTCCTGATTGGAATAGCTATAAAGAATATACAAGAGAATTTATAAGAGCTTATTCTGAAGCAGGAGCTACAGAAGATCTTAAGACTACATATAATGCTATAAACTATATGGGAGAACAAATCGATACTCTTGAAAATAATAATAATGGACTTATAAACTTATGTACTTGGATAGATGCGTTTAAACTTACTCCTAAAGACTCTAAGTTTGAAGCAGAAGAATTCAATCACGAAGATTTTTATGAATTATTCCAATCTATACTTACTGCTCCTAATGAAATAATAAGAGAATGTGTAAAAGTTATAGATGAAATGACTGATTTAGAGGGACTTGCAAATTCTTCTGTAATACTTGATGAAGCATTTGTTAAAGGATTTATCGACTTCGATAGAACATACTTTACAGATGAAGAAGCTCTAAAGAGATTCGATACTAATAATCCAGATGCTTCAGAAACTAGAAGAAATAAGTTTATAGAAGATAGAAATGCTATGCGTGCTAGAATGGATAATGGAGAATGTCCAGTTTGTGGACACAAGGAGTTCTCAATAGAATATCCTCAGCTACTTTTTTTCTCTATAGCCAGCAGATTGTATCCGAAACAAGCGAACTAAACGCTCTTAAAGAAACTGTATTAAGAGAATTTGAAGGACAGGTCGTCGTACATTACGATGATCTTGCTCCTATCGAATGGGTAAGCCTTCTTAATATACGTAGAGAGATAAAAGAAAAGCAATACAAATCTATACAAGATATACAAAACAAGGCTAACAAACAAGAGGCTGGCGAAAAAGAAGCTACAAAGCAAACGTCCTTAGCTACACATAGAATGGATGCTATAAACGCTATGATGAAGAATAGCACTACAGGATAACAAATGAGAGTGTGAAGCATATAGTTTCACCTCCTTTCAAAATTTTATGCTCGATGGCTACTAGAGCTACACTAACACATTCTTTTGGAATATATTCGAACTAATAATTTTTTTAATCTTAATTACCTTATTTCCTTTTTTTAGTCATCATTTTTTTTATTTGCATATAGTGTTAGTGTATTGTGGTAAAAAAAAATAGAGGATGGTAGCCACCTCTAAAAGTATAATAATGCTGGAGATATATTTAATAAATAGATGAATGAATAAATTTATTCTATCCAATCGTAAGATCTATATACACGGTAAAGACCATTAATGATATTTGGAAAGTTATCAGGTTTATTGATAATGTGCTCTGCGAAAGCTTTATCGTTAACCCAATATCTGATGAAGTTATCAAAACTCATCTTCATAAAATCACCTCATTTCCTCCAGCATAAATTTTATTATACTAGCTATTATATATAGTTTTATATATAATAAAAATGAGGTGTTTAAATGCATTCCCCTCCATTATAGGAGGGGTTTACATTTAATTACGCCATTATTAAAAACACATCTTTACTCATATTTATAATACAGTCATGAAGTGTATCTTGTAGCTTATCTAATAGACCGATTACATCTATACACCAAGTTATCTTAGAAGTGAACTCTACACCTAGCTTCTCGATAGAAGCGTTTGTAAGCAGTTTAGAGAGTTTCTTAGCTATATTGATATTCTTACTAGGCTTAGTGCCTACAAACGCTTTAAACAGGCTCATACGCGTTTTAATGGCATTTATAAGCAATAACTTCTCGCTAGTATCTAATTTATATGTCTTTTTACCTTTAGCTGCTTCTAGTAAGGCTTTATCTAATAATAATTTATTAAAGTCATTTAATATCTTTTTAGAATCGCTACTAAAGTTTCTTTTATTATAAGACATATTTTTATCAAATGCCTTATTATAAGCCGTCATAAGAAGTCCTATAAGTATATCTACAGCTTCATCTAAATCATCCGTATTGATCTTATCTTTCTTATCACTCCATAAAGCCATTAATGGAAATAAAGCAGGCATTCCTATAAAAGGCATTAAGAACCACAATGTAAGTAATATAGTAAGTCCCATCTTAGTAGCAAAACTATCCATATCAAGCTTCATAAACTCTATAAACTTATTCATATTCATACTATTAGGATTTACACCAGTAGATTGGAACTCAGGAAATATATCAAGAAGCTTTGACACTTTTTCCACAAGCTCTTTATTTAAAGCAACTTGTTGTACTCCACTTTTAATAGTAGCTTTACTAATAAACTTATCAAGATCATTTATATATTTAACAGACATCTGCTCTCTGGATAAAAACATACCTTGAAGCTCTTTTATAAGCAATTTATTATCAGAGGGAAGCAATCCGCCGAAATATTCTACAGAAGGCTCTTCTTTACCATATTTTTCATTGAGTTTCATTTGTAGTTCTTTAATATCTAAATTCATACATCATCAACTCCATTTATCTATTTCGCTTATAATCTTATCCCATATAGTAAATATCTTATCATAATGAGTAAGTATCTTAAAATCATTAGCTACAGATTCAAGCCAAGAACCTCCATCTTGATAATCACCAGCACTTCCTTTAGATATATCTTTCTGTACCCCAGCTTTCTTAAGCATCTTTACTTTACTTCTTTTAGTCTTCTCAAGCTTTTTTACTACAGTAGACACAAGTTCAGGAGTAGTCTCTACTTCTTCAGTTTTAAAGAATAGTATCTTTTTATAATACTTTTCAAGTACTGGTATTACTTCTGTTCTCAAATAGTTTATAATCTTTATCTGTTCATTAGCAGCCACTAGCTTTCCTTTCTGCTTAGTATCTTCCATAAGAGTATCTACTTCTTTACCTATTTCTTTACTTATATATTTAACATGAGACTTTACATCCTTATTCTCATCTAAGTAATCCTCAGGTTTGTTAAATATATATCTATAAGCTTGGTTTATATACTTTACAACGAAGTTTTTAGTAAATACTACATCTATAGCCTTATGAAGTATCTTTTTGTCTCCTTCATCTGGAGTGAATGCTGATAGAGCATCCAGAGCACGTTTTAAGTACTCTGGAGTTATAAATGATTCTCTATCTTGCTTTATATCACGCTGTATTATATTCTTGACTGAGTCTATGTTTTTCTTTACTCTTTGGCCTCTATCTTTAGCCATACACATATCCTCCTACATCTTATATAAGTCAAGCAATACTTTATTAGTTATATCGAAGTATAATTCAGCAGCTACCATAAGACTTTTATATGCTTGCATAGATATCTTAAGATCTGGGTAGCCTTCTATACTAGCAAATAGCTTTTCAGATAATGCTTCTGCACCAGTAGTTAATACCTTAACTCCACCTGGAGATACCATATGAAGTTTTTCCTTATATACCATAGCTGCTGCTCCATATACTATTTCTGCGGCCTTAACTTTTTCTTCATACTCTACTGGCATTTTTCTATTAAGCTTAGTCTTAAGATCTTGTAGTTTTTGTACTATTGCAGTAACTGCTTTACCTGTATCAGCAGCTGTAAAATTAGCAGCAGAAGAACATCTAGCAGGATTGTCTGGACATACTTTATAATATATATAAGAAGTAATATCACATACTATAGCAGTTATAAGTTTAACACCTTTTACTAACATAATGTCTTTTTCAGCCTTATCTACAGCAAGATTCCATATAGCTAAATAAAACTTGAACTCTGCTATAAGAGCCTTTACCCAGAAATATATTCCAAGTGGAAATAATATAATAGTAGCAAATGATAAACATCCTAATACTCTATTCTTAAATCCTTCCCACCATTCTCTAAGAGGTTCCCATCTTGCATCTTCCATAGCAGCATCCATTTCATTCATAAGTTGTTGCCATCCAGCAGTTCTATTATCTCCTATTTTAGGGTTGAATCCTTCTGTAATTCTAGCGTATTCTGCAGCATTTTCAGCATTAAGTCCAATAGTAGAAGCTCCTCTAGATATTTTTCCTGTATTGATTTGTTGCATTTGAGTTATAGCTTGGTTAAATCCAGCCTGTCTTTTAGTAAATATATTACCAAGTTTACTAAAGTAATACATAAACTTATTTCCAAAGTTACCTCCATCAATAGCAGACTCTACTCCATAAGATTCTAAAGATGCTGTAGAAGTCATAAAACCAAAGTCTAGTTTACTTTCGGTAGTAATCATATCAAAGTATTCATCTATGAATGATTCTGTAGCTAAATCTTTTTCATACTTATCTGCATTTAAATTAATTAAATCCATGTAATTCATATTTTTACTCTCCTTTATTTTTTATTATATTTCTTAACCATATCTTCACTACTATAATAATCAAGAATAGATCCTGGTTCAGGTGGAATTCCAAGTATATCTCTATTCTTTCTTGCTATATGTAGTAATATGGCTACTAGTTTACCGTGTTGTATCATACCTGGAGTCATACGCTTTACTATACTATATGTACTATAACACAAGTCACAAGTACGTCTAGTAAGACTTCCTACAGGTCTAAGTTCATTTGATAATACCATAGTAGGTTCTCCTTTCAGAGCATTATCCACTACTATTTTATCTCCTGGTCCAAGTTTATCAAGTATTTCTATACTATATTCTATCAGTATTTGTCCGTTTTCTATAGTATCTCCATTTATCTTACTATTCTTTCCTCTAGTAAGCTTTTGAGGTCTCTTATCTAATAGTCTACGCGTAAACTGATCAGATACTTTATCAAGACTACTCATATTATTACTTATACGTTGAGCATCATCTACATCACGTATAAAGTCCTTCATAGACTTAGAAAGACTCATATTCTGAGCATCTCTCCAATATATTCTAATATCTACTATCGTACCTTTATAATGAGCCTCTACTTCTTTAAGAGAAAGACTATCCATATTAGCAAATAATTCGTTAATAGTATCGTCATCAGTAAGCACTTTATATTTAAATAGTATATCATTAGGTTTAACTTCTTCCCCTATTTTAGCTTTCCAATCTCTTACCTCTGTATTAAGATCCATTATACGAGCCACACGCTTAACTACACGAGTAGCAAGCTTATTAGATAAACTTTCAAATGGTAAGCACGAGTCTTCCCATACCGCTTCTCCATCACAAGTACATACCCATATTAAAGCACCAGCAGCAAGTCCGATATGTCCATTAGACTTTCTTCTATAGCTATCTTTACTATAAGCTATTATATCTCCTTCTTTAAACTTATGTCCTACAGTTATTCCTTTATTAGGTATAAAGTCATTCTTTATAAAGTATCCTTTATCAGCATTACGCTCTACATTTATAAGAGATATAGCATCTGTAGTCTTATCGTCGTATTGAATTATAATAAAGTCTTTATTCATCTCTACTACTTTACCATTATCTCTAGCTATATAACTGTGCTTAGGAGTCATTTTAATAGCAGCTTCATCTACATAAGAAGATACAAGCATAGGATCGCTATCAGCAGCAGGTAATATATGATTAAATTGACCAGACTGCATTAGTCTACGAGCACAGTGGTTAAATCTTGTATATGGAATATAAGCATCAGAGAAGGCCATTAAATTAGAAGACTCTAGATCATTAGCACTATCGTGATGTTCATAGTCTCCAGACAAGTTAGTTACTACTGGATTCACAGGAAGATATTTTACTATACCAGCATTTCCACTATAGGCAGTAGCACAAGTTTCAGTACCATAGTTATTTTTATTAAACATACGAACGTTATTAGTATAGGCTCTAGGTTCGTTTATTCCATTATGTCCTTTAAACGATACTTGAGAACTATCCATCATTTCTCTGAAAGCAGACAGTCCATTTGCCTCATTTATATTAGGAAGACTTTGAAGTCTTTGTATTACAGCATCTTTAGCAAGATTTACTTTAGCTCTAGAACCACGCTTAACTCTGGCTTGGTTATTAGATAGCTCTTTAGATATAACGTCATATACACAACGATTAATAACTTCTGAAGGCGTTATAAGTCTGTAGCTTCTAATATCTCCTTTATACGTAGTCTTATATGTAGTAAATAAAGATACTGCATATATAAACATCCCTACGAAATCAGATGGTATATTATAAAGCTCGCACACTCTCTTAGTAATTGGATCTACAAATAAGTCTGCGAAGTTTTCTATATAGATAGCAGTATTACTGTTTCCAGCAAACTCTTCCATTATATTAGTGATATCAAACGTATCTTTATCAGAAAGATCCATAGTAGTCAAATAGTTCAATAATAAGTTATTAAGATCATTATTATACTTAAGTACTATAGTATAATCGCTGAATCTTATAATACCATAGTCTTTATTATTATTAGTAAACTTGTCTATAGTTTCTGTATTCTTTACTACTCTATACTGTAAGTTATTAGTATCCTTAAGTAAATCTAATAGTTTCTTAAGAGGTATAGCCACAAGTAGTATAAGAACTACTGGTATTTCTGTACCCATAATAGTAGCCACTGGAGTATATAAAGAAGCAGTTGTAATAGCAGAAGAAGGCTCAGATTTCTTCCAAGCTTCAGGATTCTCATTTTGAAGTATACTACAGATAAAGTCTATACTATCGTATGTTTTATTTCCTACTTTGATTTTATCATGTACTGGATCATGTAATACATCTTTATCATAGAATCTTCCAAGTAGAGTCATACCATTCTTTTTACCTTTACCTCTAAAGTCTATATCATAGTCTTTGCTTATAAGTCCTACGAAATGACGATTTAAGTGAGTAAGTCTAAAGCTGATTTGGTTTTCATATATAAAATACCCAAGATCATCAGTAGTCTTAACCTTAAGTATAGGCGTATGATTAGTATTTCTATAATAAGCATTTATCTGAGATATTACTATCTTATCCTTCATACTTATATATTTACCACTAAGACGCATTATAACCTTATTATACGCAGTAGTAATAATAACGTTCTCGTCTTGCTTTATAACTGGTTTAGCAGCATTCTGTAGCTTTATTTGCTTAGCAGAACCTCCAAGGAATATATTACCACTAGAGTTAAATGTTTCTGGAACATCTAGTACTATCTCAAGCGGATCTCCATTATGAGTTTCATATTGAACTTTAAGCTCGTATCCCTTAAACTCTCTATCACTTATATCCTTTTTAGTATATCCCTTAAGTATAAGTGGATAAGTCAAGCCAGCAGGAGCAGCCAATATATTAGCCAAATCATCGTCTCCCAGTTGTTTCTTATATTTAGTATCAAGATCTTTTACAGATGTTTTATTATAAGAAGTAGGAGTAGAAGTTTCTATATTTATATCTTGATCTTTTATTTCGTGTTTCTTTATAACTTCTACCATTTCTGCTGGCTTCTTTCCATATTTCTTTACAATAGCTTTACGCATATTTTGTATTTCTTTAGTCTCTACGTTTTCTTTAAGCTTTGTATAGTTGTGTTCTTCTATAATTTCTACAGCTTTCTCAGCAGGTTTCATATTACTATCTTCTATTATCTTGAAATAGTTCTTACTATATCCACGCTTAGAACCAGCATTACTAGCCTCTATAATCTCTATATCAGCTATATCATCAGACAGATCTTTATTCTCTTGTATTACAAGTTCTTTAGGCTTTACTAAGTTTACATCATCTATATCATCAGATCCATTCTCAAATATATCAGCTATATCCTCATCTTCATCCGTATCAGGCTTTATAACCTCATTAGGATTAGAGCTATCAAACATATCTTCATCTGTATCAAGATTTGTATTATCACCTAATTCCCCAGGTTTTACATCACTAGCAAGCTCTTCTTCTTTAGCAGGATCAAGCTTACCAGCAATACTATCTAAGATATGAAGCTGCCTAAGTACTACCTTAGGTTTAAACATAGTCATCCCCATATAGTTTTTATTCCCACTAAGAACCAAGCTAGTCTTACTCGTACCCTCTAATACTATAGTAACGTTATAAGCTGCAAGCCATTCCTTAAATCCCTCAGGATCATCTTGAAACCATTTCATAAATAATAAGATTGGCCTCATTTTAGTAGCTACAGCACTGTCCATTATCGTAAGCTTTATATTAGTATCGCTTACAAAAGGACTTCTAAAATACAGTATCTTATTCTTATGAGAAGTGAAGCTTTCTATCTGTTTCTTATACATTTCAAGTATACCAGTTCTCATTGGAAACTGAAGTCTCATCTTTTTATCAGTAGTCTGCTTACGTATAGCATTCGTAATCCAGCTCATATCTACCATACAACTAGACTTTCCATCTATCATTTTAGCATTAGAAAGTAGTTGCATTACACCATAATCTTTCTTTATTTTCATTATTTGGTTATAACTCTTAGATAGATTCTCTATAATAGATTTAGACGGAAGCTTTTGCTTTATAACTTTAGGCATATAATAATATTTAAGTCTAGATACTAGAAGCATATTCTTTCTATCTTTAATAGACTTAAATAGTTCCAGACTATCTTTATAACTATCTAAAAAAGAAAACACTAGAGCAGATTCATTTATACTTTTCTCAGCTACATAATAAGAAGACTTATTAAGCTTAAACGTTTTATCTTTAAGTATATTACGAGCTTCAAGCGACACTTCAACATTATTAATTTGATCATATATATTACGAGTATCAGTTTGTTTAGGCTCTGTAACTTCTGGTAACTTAATATTAAGTAGATCATAAATAGATCCCATTTTGTTTACCTCCTTTTTAATATTTTAACACAGAAGAGTTGTCTGGAACTGGGATAGACAAAAAAAAAAGAATGCTAGGTTGTTATCCTAGAAATTCTTCTTTTACATTATAGATCAAGTAGCCATCTATAATATTTTACTTTTGTTTCATAGAAGTGTCTTACCTCAAATTGGTATTCAACTCCTTTGATTATATACAATCCTGGATTATTTTCGCACGCTTCATGATCTTCTAAAGCCTTTACTCTAAGACTCTTTATTTCCTTTAAAGAATCTTTAAGCATACTGTATTTAACGAAAGATTTTTCAGAGCATTTATCAAGATATTTTTCAATATCCTTTATATTATTTATTGCCTTCTTAAAAGTAGTTAATAAATCAGTTCTCATATAAATCACCTCCTCAAGTGAACCTTTGTCCCTAACACATATGAGAAGATGCTAGGAGGTTATATTATTATTTTATTATTACACTATATAATATATAACTAAATTTAGCTTATTTAATTTGGCGTAAAAAAAGTAAAAGGGAGTATTTCTACCCCCTATTCAAAGTCTGCTTTTATAACATTCCAATCATGATGTCCATATACTCTATCAAGCTCTATCTTAAACACCATATTAGGTTTATCTAAATCAACCTCATCTATATCATAGAACACCTTTATATTAAATGGTATTCTTATATGTTTTTCAAGATGATAGTCCTGTAACTTTCTTGTAAGCTTAATAAGCCAATATCTATATTCAAAGAAGCTTATACTAGCAGCATCAACCACGTATTCATATCTAAATGAATCTATATTTTTAACTGTACTACACATCTTCATTCTATCTATAATAATCCTATTATTAAGATCTAATATTATTTCTCTAGCTATAAGATTATTTATAGACGGATCTATCTCTAGCACTAGCTTATTATAAACTATCTTTCTTTTAAATATACTATTCCACAATTCCTTAACTTTTTTAATCATACTACCACCCTCTCGTATTTACACCATGTAGATACCACACTTCTCTCTCTTTAACAAACTCTAATACTACCCACGTATTTCCTTCTGGAGTCTCAATAGCAAACGCTAGATCAAAGAAGTTATTATTATTAATACTAGAAAGACTAAGTATACTCAAATCACTAGTAAGAAGTCTTACAAGCTCTCCTCTAACGTTCTTATATTCCCCAGTAAGCTTAAACTCATAGAAGAACTTAGCCTTCATATAAGTATTTTCTTCCATTATAGACATAGCGTTAGGCTTCTTTATATAGTTATAATGCTTAGTCTTAGATAGAATACCCCATTCTCCTTTACATATAGAATGATCTATAAAGCCGATTCTATCGTCTGCATCTATATTACTTATATACTGTGGAACTATATAAGTAATCTTAAAGTCTTTTGACTTGTTTTTAAATTTATTCTTAAATATTTTAACTAAATTATATATCATTTACATCCCCCTCGCTCATATTAACCCATTCTGTATATGGATTATCTCTTATAACTTTAACCCCAATTTCATCTATAGGAATATATATAAATTCATAATCATCCATACGATCTCTAAGTATTCTACTAAGTCTTGACAGAGTATGAAACTTATTTCCACGCTTTATATATTTAATATTCTTTTTAAACTTATTATTTACTACTCTATCTATAGCCTTAGTACTTAAGAAAGCATCATACCATTTATTCCATCTTATAGTAATTGGTTTGTGTACTATTTGCTTCCCGTCTTTTTCTTCTACTTCTGGGAAAAGCTCCATTTTCTTATTATCTATATAGAAATAATGCTTTCCATTCTCTATCTTATCTACAGCAATGAGCATAGCCATATCAAATATATTCCTAATACAAGAGACATTGATCTTTCTTCTTATACCTAAAACATATATTCCATCTTCTGGAGTTTTATTATTTTTTAGACGCTCTTTGACTATCGAATCTATCAACTTCTCTACTAACACGTTCCATCACCCCTTTATTATATATCATAGGTTTCCACACATCAGTCATAGCTTTATCAAGCTCTTTACGATATGCTTTATTATAAAGCTCAGATTTTTGTACAGGATGCTTTCCTTTTACATAAAGTCTTGCTTCTTCTTCTATTTCTCTTAAGAATCTATCTTTTTTATATAAAATAGCTTTTCCGTTATCTGCATGAGTTCTATAATAAACTATCCATCTTTCAAGATCTATAGGAGGTACATCAAATTGGCTGTAATATACTACTTCACTAACATCATCTACTACTTTACCAGATTTCATTTTCTTTAGATAGTCTTTTACAGCATCTTTCTTTATATCAAATCCATATTTAGCCAAATCACTATCTACAAACTTTTCATATATAGTATCATAATGAATATTAGTCATATCGTTCATACAATCTAGAATACAAAGGAATTCCATCAATGGAGTATACCCAGATTCAGACGCAAGTCCTAGCTTTCTAGCTTTCATAAGTCTATTATAAACTCTTTTCTGCATATTATCTATACCAGACGTGCTATATCTAGATAATAATATATTATTAACGTGGCTATCGCTCAACCAATATCCATATTTATTCTTACTCAGATTAAGAACCTTATATCTTTCTCTAGATATAATATTCTGCTCTATACGAAGCTCTTCGTTAAATACAGCCTTATAAACAGGATTATCTTGATTCTTCTGTAATCCATACTTAGATATTTTATGTATATATGTTATATAATTACTCTTTTCTAAACTACGCTTATTTATAAAACAGTTTACTCCGTGAAAAATTAATGCACATGAAGCAGGAGGTAGTACTATTGATGCTTTAAAGATATTATGTTCTAGCTCGTATTTCTCTACTCCACCTTCTATTATAGCCTTTATATAGCTTAATTCATTCCTTCTGATTCTAGTATCAGGAAAAACCCCTTCGTTAAGAATTATGTCATATGCTTCATCTATACTCATCTTACCATTAGCTTTCATATAATATACTATAAAAGCCATCTCTAAATGTATTGTATATGATCCCCACTCCAAAGATTTACATATATACCTACATTGACATATCCACTGCCTTAAATTATAAATATTTCTATGTCTTTTCTCAGGTATCTTCTTAAGTATCTTTTGAAGTTTACCATATCTCTGTACAAACAAAAAAAGATTATCTTCATATCTGTTACTTATTGATAAATTATTTTTACAAAACTCATCAAATAAGTTATCAAAAGTCATACATTGCTTCATCTCTTCAATGTATGGATTAGAATCCTTTTCAAATTTCTTTACGTAATTTAATACAGTATTTACTGCAAATTTTGGATCATAATAATCCTTAGTGAGACAAGAAAGAAACTTATTAAAATTAAGCATATAATTATCTTTGATTGTCATAAACTTACCACTGTAACTCATTTTTCTATCTCTCCTTTGTAAATTTAATTAAGTGGAGTAAACCACAGTAAAAATTGTCGTGATTAAATAGTTAGGGCCCAGGTATAAATATTATACCCAAGCCCATTATTATTATTTCCTAAAAGAAGATTTCTTATATTCTTTCTTGACTGGTTTCTTTTCTTTAAAATCTATTTTAGCCTTTTCTTCTTCTCTAAGATTATTAGAGTCAAATACGTTTAGCTTCCAATTATGTAGATACATCTTTACATAATCGTGAATAAGATTTCTGCTATTTATGATATATTCAAACTTCATCATTAAAGGAAGCGGAAATAATCTTCCTTTTTCTAATGTATTTGTATAATCATTTAATAAATGTATCTTATCTTCTGCTGAATCTTGTAGACTTCCAAGTAATATAATCTTAATATCCTCGAATGAAGACAGAGGATCATATGGATTTATATATCCGTTCATAAAACGATACCAGCTATTCTTACATTCTATACTCCAGCTATCTATAGATTTATCTATTTCTTCATGATTAAAAGCCCATTGCTTGAATTCTGGAATAGACTTTAAGAAATCTTCTGTAGAAGCTCCTGTAGAAAGTTGTATTATAAATGCAGTATTATTATAATTCTTATCTTTCCAAGCCCAAGCTCCTATATATTTCATTACACTATAAGTAACAGGATGCTTTTCTCTATAGTATTCATTAAGCTTTCCTAGTATGTAATCTTGAGCCATAGCCTTAGCAGTACATTCTGTTATAGTATTAGAACTTACTTTAATTGTAGGTAAGTTTATAATAATATCTTTAATAGTAGCTACATTCTTAAATGGCTTTACTTTATGAATATAAATACTTTCTTCAAACTCTACTCCGTCGTATCCAGATTGTATACTTCTAACTAGGAAGCTCTTAGGATCTGGTCTATATCTAGAAGTAGTATAAGTATCTACAAACTCCACGGCTTCTTTATTAAGCTTACTAAGATCGCCATTTATAATACTACAGTTTTCATATAATCCATCCCAAAGTCTAGTGATATAAAGATCTACTATATCATTTATATCTACAAATTCAGGTGCATTTATAACTATAGACTTAACATTTTCACAAGAGAAAGTTCTACTTCTCATATAGTTTATATGATCTGTAGTTATATCTTTAAGATTATATGTATTACCTATACTACTAAATCTTCCCCCAAGTAGAGCAGCCCATTCAGAAGTCTTTCTAATAGATTGAGAGTCGCCAGGATATCTAGTTTGCATTTCTCCAAATATAACATTCTTTTCTTGCTCTAAATAAGACTCGTTTACATCTGTAGTTACTAGATTATAGCATATATCTCCAAGTCTCTTAAGTAGAGTCTTATAATCATATTCTTTACAGAAGCTAGTATAGTATCTATCAAGAGGATATTTGTTTATATCCATACAAGAAGCAGTACTAGCAATTATACTCATATCCTTATGACTAGTTTGAGCATTAAGCTCTATACCTAATCTAGTAAGCTCATCTCTACATTGGAATAGAGACTTTCCTTCATATACATTACTAAATAAACAGTGTTCCATTAAATGAGGAACTCCTTGTGCCTTATCAAATGATGACACATGGAATCTAGCATTTACGCTCAAACTTAATATCTTTGGATCTCTTACTATTACTATTTTCCCACCATTAGCAAGATCACACATGTCTATAAGCATACTCCCCACTTTAGTTCCATTCCATTTTATTTTACTTTTATCAAAGTTCATTCTATATCATTCTCCTTATTTTCTTTTTATATCTAGACTTAGTGAAAAGTTTAGTGCTTCTTCTAAATCCATTCCTTCAACATATATATCTGCATTAAATCCTGTAGCTAATATTTGACCACTCTTATCGTATACTATTCTATTAAGAGCTTCTGAGAATAAAGGATGCAGAATAAGCTTTCTAGCTAAGCCTTCAGTTACATACATCTCATCAGGTTGCTGTCTACGTAACACTTTAATTTTATTAGTCTCATGATCATACATAAACTCACAAACTATTGCGTTGTGTACTGGATCATCAGCCTTAAGATTCTTTTCTTCTAACATAACCACATAATCAATTATTCTTTTTTCTATTACTACTACTTGCATAAGAACCTCCTATTTATCAAAACCTTTTAAAAGATCACTATAAACATTATGAACAGCTATAGATTTATCTAATATATCCTTCATCTTTTCTAAAGCCTCTATATTAGCAAATGCTATACTATTTGGCCACAATTCTAAAAGTTCATTATAATCATTTCCATTTATATCTAGATAGAACTCTTCGCTCAAAGCATTTGGGAAATTCCTCATAATACTCATATATTTCTCAGATACTTCTTCTACCTTATTATTATATTTTATATATTCAGCAAGTATTTCTCTAAGTTCATTCAGATTATCATCTTTAACTCTCTTAATTATATTGTAATCCTTATCCATACATTTACCCTTAGTTACCATCAGATCAAAGATAGAAGCCTTTTCATCACGTAACGTATCATGCTTTTCAAATAGAACTTTCTTTATAGCTTCATTATCCTTAACATCTTCAACTATAGATGCTACATATCTATACGTGAAGTCTTTTAGCTTGTTTACTACTCTATCTGGATATGATCTAGCATTCTCATCAGTCAAACCAGCATATGTTAAATTAACTAAGTATCTAAAAATTTCACTGCTAGTTTCTGTTGCATATGCGTCATCCTGCAACATTTTCAATTCATCTAATGGTTCCAATAGAACGCTAGCTAATGCATTAGTTATATTAACCAGTCCCTTAATAGAAGTCTTGATACTCATAACACTATTTGTATCATCTTCTATGTGCTTTATATTACACATAGCGTCTATACATATATCTAATAGTTCATTACCATATTTATAGACTCCCCCTACCTTAGGCTTAATTAACTCGATACCTTTAATCATAATATCCTTAGCTTCTATAAATTCTTTTATACTTTCCTCAGTTTTTCTATAAAGCATATTATCACCATAGTTAAATGCTGTCTTAATCTTCAAGAAAGTCGCTATCACAAACTCATCTTTCTTTGTTTCATTGTACTTGTCAATATAATACCCCAATAATTCAACATGTTTCTTAAATTCTCTCATCTTTAAATTCCTCCTTAAATTATTATAAAATTATTTTATTGAAACGATACATGATATATAATTATATACTTTGTATTATTTCTCAAATAATATGTACACACTATCCTGAAAGCTACCAGCTACGCTAATGCTGATAGCTTTAGCTTTATATCTATCGTATTCTTCTCTAATAGCGTCATTTATAATCTTTTCATTAGTTCTCATCTTCTTATCCCAACTTAAAGAAGTAGATAAATCATAACTTTTTACATAAGTTTCAGCCATACTCATCATAGATATACACAACATTAATCCTAATATTAATTTCTTCATATCATATACCTCCTTATAGTAATCTTGACAACAAAACTAAGGAACCGGCGACTATACCAGCTCCTGTAGTAATATAGAACTCTGATTTACTCATCTTATCCTTATTTATAATACTTTCTACTACCATCCATACAGCTACTGCTAATATTACACCTATTACTACGTATGTTGCCATTTTTACATCCCTTCTCCTTTTATATATTTTTTAATTTAACTAACTTTCTAATTACTATATGATCTAACTCATAATCATCATATATATCTACTACTTTCATAACTATATTAATTATGTCATCCATAATATCTCCATCTATTGCTAAATCCCTGTCTTTAAGAACTTGGTTGACATCGTATACATTACGCTTACTAGTTATTTTTTCAATATCAGATCTAGTTATTATACCTCTGTTTATTATCTTATTATCTATAGCAGCTCTAGGAAATACTATATTACCCATTTTATCTATAACTAATAAGTCTACAGATAACTCTCTACTATTCTTTAACTTACCCTGTACTTTCAACACTGCATTCATACTCGATCACCTTTATCCTTTTAATATTTCTGTTTTTCTTTTACTATTGAATACTTTCTTGTCAAGTATTTCAGTCCATTCTTTAAGCATCTCTTCATCTAAATACTTATTTCTCTCAGAAGCAGTAAGTTTAGTCAATACTTTAGCACGCTTCTTAAGATCGTCTATTTCTTTTTCTACATTCTTCATCTCAAGATTACTAAGTCTATAAACACGCATCATTACTATATATTCTGCCTGTTCCCTAGTAAGCTTAAACTCTTTCATAATCTTAACTATACTATCTTCTTTACCAGATGATTTACGTACTATAGCTATAGCCTTATCTATATCTTTATTTATCACTATAAGTCCATCTAATATATGGAGTCTATTAGCATTAGTTTCCATCTCATATTTAAACTTATTATAAAGACACTTAGATCTAAATCCTACAAAAGCTTCCATAACTTCTGCAAGATTAAGAAGTCTATACTCTTTATTATCAAGAAGTACCATCATATTCATTACTTGGCTATATCTAAGACAAGTTTTCTTAAGAAGTACTTCAAGAAGTTCATCATATTTAGTCCCAGTAGAAACTCTTATTTTAATACATATCTTTCCATCAGCAGATAAATCATCTACACCAGCTACTAAATAACCTATATCTTTATCAGCCTTAACTTTAGATAATTTGTCCATAAATGTATCTTGTGTACGCATATATGGAATCTCATCTATAACTATATAAGTCTTGCTATCATGAACTTCCTTATGCCATTTACCAGTAATAGTACAAGCTCCATTACCGGTATTATAGAATCTATAAACGTTATTTATTTGACTAACTATTCCACCGGTAGGAAAATCTGGAGCTTTAAGAATATTAACCATCTCTTTTATACTCATTTTAGGATCTTTTACATAAGCTATACAAAGCTTTACTACATCATGTGCATTATGAGGTGGTATCCAACACATATAAGGCGTAGCTATACCACTATTACCATTAATAAGTATATCAGGTATTACAGCTGGTAAATACTTAGGCTCCTTCTCCTCTTCGTCATAATTAGGAATAAATTCAACAGAGTTATTCTTTAAATCAGCTAAAAGAAATTTCTCACTATATTCAGATAACTTACATTCAGTATATCTTTTATCACTGGCGAAGTTTGTATCTTGTGTACCGAATCCACCTTGTCCTATTATATATGGAATGTTCTTTATATAAGGCCTAACCATAGTACATAATGCTCCATAGCACCCTGAATCTCCTGTGGGCTGGAATCTACCAATTACGTCACCCACAATTCTAGCACTCTTTTTTGTATTAGTATACGAAAATACCTTAAGGTCATACATATCATATAATATTCTACGTTGCACTGGTTTACAGTTATCGTATATACATGGAATAGCTTGATCTTCTAGAGTGTAGGTAGCTAACTCTAGATAGTCATTCTTAGCTAACTCTTCTGCAGATATCTTACGCATCACGCATCACCAATCCAATTATCTTTTTACACATAATATCTACAGCCTTATTGAATAACCATAATACTGGCAATATTACAGATATAATTATAAGGAAGCTTGCTATTCTATCGCAAGTCTTCCATCTACGAGCCCACATAAGTCTTATACGTGGATTCTCTTTCTCAGCTACTCTTTTATCATCTAACCAATTTGCAATAATAGCATCGATTACTAATAATAAGAATATATTTACAACATATATAGCACATATATAAAACACATCACTATTTAACATATTAAATTTCTCCTTTCTCTATAAAAAGCTTTCTAGGTTCAGAACTACTACCTTGAAGCTTACTGATTATTTCAGATAGTCTTTCGTAATCTTCTGGTAATATTTGAACCAGTGCATCAGCCTTTGGGTTCATAACATAGTCTTTAAAGTCCTCAGGATTCATTTCTCCAAGTCCTTTGAAACGTTTTATTTGATATTCTCCTTTTACCTTAGGTATAGTTTCATCTAATATCTTTTTATTCTTACAATATATAGTTTCTTTTTTAGTTACTATTTTAAATAGTGGAGCTTCTGCAAAGTATAAATACCCTTGTTTTATTATATCTGGCATATGTCTAACAAAAAACGATACTAGTCCTAGCCGAATCCCAGAGCCAAAAGCATCAGCATCCGTAGCTATCACTATTTTATGATATCTAAGTTTCTTTAAATCAAACTCGTCATCTATACCAGTTTCTAAAGCTTGGATTAATTCTCTGAATTCTAAGTTTTCTAACACTTTATCTATAGTAAGGTTTTCTGTATTAAGAACTCTACCTCTAAGTGTAAATATAGCCTGATATACAGGGTTCCTAGCAGTCTTTACAGTTGTTTTCGATGACTCCCCTTCTAATAGATATAGCTCACATTCTTCTGGTTTCTTACTACTACAGTTACTCAATTTCCCAGATAATGCTCCAAATTTCTTATTCTCTTTAGTTCCCAATATAGTTTCCTTAGTCTTAGCTATTATTTCTCTAAGCTTTCTATAAGCCAAGGCTTTCTTTATTATTTCTTTAGCAATATTTGGATACTTTCTAAAGTGTTCTAATAAGTTATTATACACTACAGAAGCTACCCATGTAGTCAAATACACATTTGATAACTTAGTCTTAGTCTGATTCTCAAATTGAGGATCTGGTATCATTATACTTACAATAGCACACATACCATCCTTAAGTTCGTTACCACTGATATTCTCATCTTTATCTTTAAGAACCTTTGCTTCTCTAGCAAATACATTTATAGCCTTAGTAAATCCTGCTCTAAATCCAGTTACATGCGTACCGTCATTTATCATTCTAAGATTATTAGCATAGCTACGAAGCATATCATGTCCATTAGTATAGTTTAATACTATTTTAAGTACTTCCTTTTCTCCAGTTTCTTCTATATAGATATGCTTACTAAGAAGAGTTTCCTTCTTATCTATCATATCATCCATCATATCAAGTAAACCAGCTTTACTAAAGAATGTCTCGGGCTTATCATTATAATATGTAAGAATGAACTTTACACCTGGATTAAGGAAAGCGTTATCTTTAAGAGCAGCCTTTACTCTAGATTTACTAAACTTCACAACTTCAAATATACTCTTATCTGGAGTCCAAGTCATAAGAGTTCCAGTTTCTTTAGTCTTCTCTAGCTTTTGTATATCAGATATTTTAAATCCTTTACTAAAATCTTGTGCATAATGATATCCGTCTTTCCAAGATTCTATATGAAGTCTCTCAGAAAGAGCATTCATTACCTTAAGTCCTATTCCATAGTTACCACCACTTACCTTATAGTTAGACTCTGCAGTAAGTTTTCCTCCAGCATGCATATCAGTACAAAGTATTTCTAGTACTGGTCTATTATGTATTGGGTGTATATCTACTGGTATTCCACGTCCATAATCACGAATGGAGAAGCTATCAACTTCCCCATCGTCTTTTATAGTTATTTCTATAGTATTACCAAAGCCTGCTATAGCTTCGTCTATACTATTTGTAAGAGATTCTGTAAGGCATTGGTGTAGTCCTTCTATCCCATTATTACCAATGTACATAGACGGTCTCTCACGCATTCCCTCAAGTCCTTCTAAAAGCTCAATATCTTTTGCAGTGTATTGAGTGTAGTCTTTACTCATCTAATAACCCCCTATCTTCAAGTGTTTCTGTATCAACCACTATAGTAGTCATATTGTGATCTGTATAGTCTCCACCGTCCGTAAAATCTTTTCTAAGCTCTATAGCCTTATTATGTAAAT